TAACAATAGAATCTATCAAAATTTTAAAAGGCTCCCATTTTTTATATAAAATCACCCCTAATGTTATTAATATCCCAACTCCAATCACAATTAACCCCACGGGTCCGAGAACAGCACCCCAAAAAAGTATAAACATTTTTGATAATATTGCTAAGGTAGTAATTAAGATGCCTTTTAATGCTATGAAAGTTCCTAAAGCTACTACAATACTCGTAAAAGCAGTTGCCAATCCTACTATTGCTATAATAATCTTTTTGACAACAGGATTTAGATTTATAAATATTTCCATCATTTTTGTTAATACTTTTAAAAATTTAATTCCAGTCGGTATTAAATCATCACCAAATCGCTTGGCTACTACTTTTAAAGTTCCAATTGCCATTTTCCATTGTTGAGTTGCATCACCTAATTTACGGTTATATGCTTCATTTAGTCCAGTTCCTTCTTTGATATCTTTATTCATATCTACAAGAATTTGTCTTAAATGTTCTACTTTTTTTGAACTTAAAGCAGCTACAGCAGTTAATGCACGTTTTTCTGGAATCATTTGAGCTAACGCATCAGGCACTTTTTGAGCTACAATCGCTAATTCAGCCAATACTTCCGTAAAATCTGTAGCCCTTAAAGCAGTTGCTCCAAGAGGCAACTTTAATCCTAATTCTTTTCTTAATGCTACAAATATTTCTCTGGTCTGTTCGGTTGGTTTTAATAGACCTCCTATAGCACCTCGGAGAGCTGTTGATGATTCTTCTGTAGTTAATCCTCCTAATGTTAATTCAGCCATACTAGCGATTAAATTTTTAAACCCGACACCGGCTTGCTTCGCCATGGGGGCTACTTTTCCTACATTGCTAGCCAATTCTGCGACTGTAGTTTTTCCAGCTCTTTGAGAAGAAAAAAAAGCATTTGCAACTTCTGTAGCATCTGTTTGATCTCTACCATAAGCATTAATAACAGAGGTTAAACCATCGACAGAAACTGATAAATCGGCTGCACCTCCTACCGCCAACTTTTGAGATATCACAAAAATATCTAAAGATTTATTTACATCTCCAATCGCAGAGACAGTATCAAATAATGCTTTATTAGTATCTGGAATAGTAAAGCCTAATCTAACAGCACCTTCTTGAGCTAAATTTAAATCTTTTCCAAATTTTTTAATGGTGTCTGTATCTAGTAAATTAAGAATATCTGTTAATCCCGATTGAAAACGTGCTGCTGCAATTGTAGATGCTGTAAAAGCAGCAATACCCACTAATGCAAATTTTTTATACTCAGTTCGTACAACCTTTATATCTTTCTTTAAACTCTTGAGAATCATTCCATTTTTTTTAGTAAGCCGATTAATTTTCTTTAATTTCCCTGAAAACAAATCTTTTAATTCATATAAATATGAAATATTAAAATTAGACATTTTATTTCCTTTTACTAGCTTTATTTATATTTTTTTCTATCGTATTACTAAGTTTTTCTGTTTCTTTTAAAAGCTCAAAAATATCTCTGTAATTCATGTCTTCTATATCTTTATATTGAATGCCACCTTGATAAAAATAGATTAGGCTAAGAATCTTTTGTTTAAAATCCATCTCATTTAATTTAGATGGAAAAATTACAAAAAAGATTCTATAAACCTACCTAAAACATTATTAATATCACGAATACTCATAGAATCAAAACTATCAACTTGGAAAGGTATTTCTTCATCTATTAAACAAAAAGCATATTTCCCAATTTTAAAACTTAAAATACTCTTTAATGCTTTATAACATTTATTTAAATCAGCATTTCCAATAGCCAATACCTTGGATATAAGAGTATAAGATTCTGTTGTGTTATCGCTTTTTGAAGAATTATCGCCTGACATTAAATTAGAAAAATTATTTTCTAAATAGGCAGCTGCCTTTTGAAATTCTTGATCGATAACAGATGTATACTCAGTCAACCGTCCTGTAGGCATTTTTACAATTAGATTAGTGGCATTTTTTAACTCTCCATTGGACGCATATTCAAAAGATTTGATTAAATCATACTTAAACTCTGTCACTAATTCTGTAATTGATTCCATAAAAACTCCTTTAAATGTGTCAGATAGTTAGATATCTGATATTTATATTGTTATATTTAAGCCAACTTGTTACCTTCAAATTCCAAATCTATATCCCCTTCTGCTTGTAATGGTTCTTCGGGATCATTAATTAATGTTCCAAATGTCATTGTAGAAGTAAAATCACTATTTGGATCTGCAACTTCTATAACAATACCGCCCGGCAATGTTTTCCATTTATTAATTAATGTTATATTCTCGGAAGTCGAAGGCATCGACCAACTCATCATACTTTTAGCAGTTTCTAAATCTTTGGATACTACCATTTCCACATTATCACCATTTACGGTTGGTGCTACTTTATCTTCACCCGCCCCAGATTTTTGTATAAACGTGTTAGGCATAATATTGATAGCTGCTTTATTTACTTTAATTTCTGGACTATAAATCCTTGTATTTCCCATCTTTTTCCCCCTTTATTTATTATACTGCTATATCAAAAGCAATTTGCATCGGCACTATTAAAATTCTCAATTGAGTTATTATAGGCACTTTACAACTTGCAGTCGCAGTTCCTGTTACTAAGTTTATAGATATACTCAAATTATCTTTAAAAAAAGTTAATGCTTCGGGACTTCCTTGAAGTAATAGATATATCTCTCCAGTCAAATCTTGATAATATTTAACAAATCTAGCTCTAATACTTCTTTCATTATTAATATCAAATCCTTGTTTTAAACTTCCAGAAGTCAATCTTGTTTGGCTAAAATCAGCTACTGCATTATTATAAAAGTATTCAGCTACATTTGATGCGGTATCTACATAATTCAAATATTTATATGTCGGATCTGGATTTGCAGCATCATCTGTTTTATAAGTAGTTGTCATTTGCCCACTAATTATATTGGTATCATTTCTATTATTTCCTATTACGCATCCACCTGCATCAATAATTTCGTTAATTTCAGTGCGTTTCCATCCTTTCCCTATTTCAACTGTTGCAATAGAATTTATAGGTGTATTTGCATATGGCAATGTAGCAATACTTGGACCTCCGATTTGATCCTTAGCAGAATTTGTCGTAACATAATTAGCTATATTAGCATCTTGAGTTAATCTTAACGCTCTAATAGCTCCTGCTTTAGCAGCAATGACATAATCTAACTCTGGGACAGAACCACCTTTATAGTCAGTCTCATCCTCAGCTTTTCCAGCTACTATTACCAAAGATTGAGAATTTAAAGCATTAGCTTTCGTTTTAACATTCGCTAAACTATCATTAATAGCTAAAACAGCAGCTCCATCTAAAATTTGGCCGTCTGCATTCCATCTTCCATCTAACAATGTTTCTACTTCTGTAGTCAAATAACTTCCAGGCCAAATTATAGTTTGATATCTTTCTTCGCCGATAACATCAAAAATACTTGTAAGAGTAGGATTAGTTGCACCGCCTGTCCAACCTGTTAAAGCAACAGTAATACTCGGTGCGCTGCCTGTATGTTTTACTAAAAAACTATTCGCTTCTAACCCCCCATTCGCTGCCGTTATCGTCACAACTCCAGCAGCATTAAGTGCTGTAAAAGGAGCATTGGTATCGGCATTTATTGCAGTTTCTAATGCTGCTCCTATTGCAGTTATTGCATCAGTATCCGCTACTGAAAGTGCATAAATATAATCTGTTTTTGAACCCAAATAGACAGTTATTGTGCCTGCACCCGTAGCTGGTCCGCCTCCAAAAGTAACTACGGCAGTAGAATCTACAGCAGCTCCATCATCGTCTAATGGAATTGCATCAAATCGTGTCACTCCATTTTCTACTCTTCCAGCTCGAATACCTGCTGCTAACATTGATTTAGCACCAAATAAAGTATCCCAGCTATTATCATTACCAATTTCAGTATATAACTGTCCGCTAGTTGCAGTTCCAGCAGCTACTTGTTGACCGACAAACAATACTCTTTGTTCGGTATTTAATACTTCTGTTGATGCTGGAGTCTTTATAACAGTTGTATCGGGAAATAAGATATTTTGTGGCATTATTACTCTCCTTTATCTATTAATTTAAAATTCTTTACTATCGTTTTTAATAACTTCATCAAAATCATTTAAATAATTTATCTCTAATTTTTCTATCACTCTACTATCAAAAGGTACAAATATATCACTATTATTTATCTCAAAAACTAACTCAAAATTATATTTATATATATAAAAAGCTACTGGATAATCTTCTATATTATCACCTAAATAAGTAACCCCTCGTCTATTAGAATCGGAAAATTCTGTATCCGGAAACCAATTACATAAACTTTTTATTAAATCTTTTCGGATGTCTACAAAACTATCTCGCACTGTACCAGCATTCGATGTTTGAGTTGTAGGTGCAAATACATATAACGAAAAATTTGTTATTAACTGTTGTCTATAATCTTGACCTTGTATTTTTTCGTAACTTGCATCTGTTTGAGTTTGTCTCCCACGAGACGCAAAAGTTTCCCCTAATTCAATAAATAAAACATATTCATTTATGGTTTTATCAGTATAAGAAGCAACAATCCTTTCAATCGTACTACCTGTATATATTCTATAATTTTTCTTAACTTTAGGATTTCCACTTTGAATACTTAAATCTCTAGAAACTGAATATGTAAAGGTCGTTGGATTGATAACGGTTACATTAAATGCGCCATTATATCCCCACGCTTTATCTTCATTTAATATTATAGTTCCAGTAGCAGGTGATGCCGGAGTTCCAGAAATCTTATAAGTAAAAGTCTTATTACCTATAACACTTAATAATTCTTTATCCCCATTGTATTCGCTTTGGTCCGCACCTGTTATGTTAACAGTCGTTTGAAAATCTATAGTTAAATCATTATTGTTTTGAGTAATAGCAGTCGCAATTTCATTACTACTTATTAGACTTGTGATCGGATTTTGTTCTAATGCTCCAGTTATTGTTACAGTATCTCCCGTAGTTAATCCATGGTGACTAGATACAACTGCTGTTACTGTATTTGCACTATAAGTTAAAGAGCTAATATCTGTAGACTCGGTAAAATAATCATTATATTGAGGTAAATAAGTAATTAGTTGGTCTAATATCTGTTGTGATTTCATCTAATTATTTCCTTTTCGATTTCACGTCCTACTGTATTAAGTACTTGTATCGCTTTTTCTTTTACTGTTCTATCCAAATATGATCGTTTACTCATTTTTTTTGTACCAAGTTCTAAAAAAGTTGGATATTTAATATTACCTCTAGAACCTACAATCAAACTTTCACTTGTTTTAACTTCAAATCCGATACTCTTTCTTAATGTGCCACTTCTATTAGCTGGATATTCGCCAGGTGCAGACGCTTGATGTCTTCTCCCTTTATAAAGATAAAATCTTCCAGTTTTAGCAGATTTATCTTTTATCCTTTCTTGAATAGTTTTTTGAATATCTTTACCAGCATACCAGAAACCTTTCATAGCTCCTTTTTTAGCTCTTTTGCCATGCATACTTAAAGATCTCAATATCTTTTCACTTTTAGCTTCTAAACTTAAACTCATAATCTTAGCCTTCCACTATATTTTCTAAACTCTCACTCACTTTGTCTGGTATCGTTAAATTAGAATAAGTGAATACTTTTGTAGATCCATCAATTAAAAGATATGTAATTTCAATATTTAATACTTCATCTACAGTCTCGGTTTCAACTAGTGGGATCTCAAAAAGTCCATTTACAGCACTGACTACTTGTTTATCAACTGCAATAGTATTTTCAGTATGAAAAAAAGGAGAAAAAGTAAATCCACGCACTGTTACCGATTCAACATCTGCTGCAACATCATTTAACCATCCATAAACAATACATTCGTTAGGTATAGGTCTTGTAATAAAAAAATCATAACTAAATGAAATAGTTGCAATAGTAGGAGTATCTGTACTATCGCTATTCAAAAGCACTCTTATTTTCAATGCTACACCTTGTGAAATATCAAGAGATGAAGCATTTGTATTAATCTCAGCAGCAGTATTAGACTGTGCGAATGTTCCATCAGAATTTACCCATGCAATTCCGCTCCAATACATATCTTGACCGGAAACATTAAGAATATATTTTATATCTGTCCCCGCTGGCTTAGTTGCAGAAACTTCGGTAAAACTTACTAAAGCATCAGCATCAATATGTGATATTGTAATAATATCAGGATCATCTGTGCTATAAATTTGACCAGTATAAGTAAGCGTTAAATCATTTATAGAAATTTGAGTATTAGAATCTTCTGTCCGCATTTTAAATGTTACAGTATCGGCCACTGGCAATGTTGCTATTTGTGCTAATATTTCTGCTATAGTATTCATCTGCGCATAACTATCGTCACTTGAAATCCAACCACTGCTATAATATTGACCATTAATATTAAATTTATTTACACCCGTTTGAGTTGCTACAATATTTGTAAATGCTTGAATTATTCCAATGCCTGGATATGTCATAACTGGATACGTTGTCAAACTTCCAAGATACCTAGATTCTGCTAAAGAAGAATAATCAGAAACTGCAACAATATTGTCAAATAAAACGAGATTATCAAATTCTGCATCAGAAGTGCTAGTGCCATTAAAATTAGTACCAATTATTATTGTCTGAGGTTGTGTTCTTGTACCAGTAGCTGTCTGGGTAGATCCAAATTGAATTTCATCTATATATAGTTTAGAACTGCCTGTTGTAATATCCCAAGTAATAAAAAAATTATATTCAACTCCAGCATTAGGATTCCAGACACCAAGTCCCACATTAAAAATTAGAGTACCTGTCGAATCTAAGATGGCATATTGTATTTCGCCATCGGATCTATGTTGGATGTTGATTGCGTTATTATTCACGCCCGTATCACTTATAAGTATGATAACACGAGTAGAAACAGGTGTGCCCGAATAGTTTGGTTTATATTGAATGAAAAGTGATCCTGTCTGATTTGCTGAACCTACATTGTTTGTAGCAGAATAAGTACAATATTTTACTGTGCCCCCTTTACAATCTAATTTTCCAGAAGCCACAGTTGCACCAGTTAATACTCCAGTCAATGAGCCACCATTAATACTTGCATTTAAGTTCTGGTCTGTCGTATATGTAGCCCAACAAGTAGAATCGGTAGGGGCTTGATCTATTCTCTGTAATTGACCAGCAGAAAATTCGGATTTAGCAGCATCATAAGTAAATCCCGTATCATTAGTAAATGGTTGATTAAATGTTTGACCTGTATTATCAATTAACTTTAATTGTGCAAGACTACCGACAAATTCAACCTTATTTGGATCAAAAACAAAATTTCCTGAATTGTCATAATTAATTGTATTAGTTAAGCTCATAACAAATCCTTTTATACAAAATTTGCTGCGTTATCCTTCGTACCTTTTTTAATGCATTTCATTAATAAAAAATTATCATCTGTATCTAAATTTTCGACATCAACTATATCGTATTTCTCGTCTTTATATTCAATCCATTTTTCAAAATCTATATTACTTCTATGTCTAATATAAAAAATATGAGTAAATGGATTGCTTATTTCTGAGCCATCAAACAACTGACTACCTCGAGTAGTATTTACAGCTGCCCAAACTTCTACTACATCGGTAAAATTTTCTACTAATTCAATCGTAGCTGTATTATTAGATTCTAAGGTCCGTGTTTGTATCTTTATTCTTATATTCAAATCACCTATACAAACTCTTCGATTTTTGATCTTAACTCTATCACAACCCATTCGCTAAATCTCCAAAATTACATATTGATTTAATATAACACTCGCACCAGAAATAATTACAATCTCTGACGAATTACTTGTCTGTGCACAATCGCCACGATTTTCATAAAGATAAGCTACAATAATTTTTATTCCTGTTTTTAATTCTTCTGGAATAAATGAATTTACCACTCCATAACCTGCAATAAATTCAATATTAACAGCTTGATGCCTAGTATCTATGCCCGGCCATTCTGAAGAAGTATTTATCAAAAATACTCTTGAATAATCATTATCTTGAGTAAAAGAATATAAAGAACTAGAAAGAGTCTCTAAAACTGAATCGCTATAATATTTAATGCTCGTTATTGATTGTAACTTACTTCTCTTTACTTCTATCGTATTATTTTGATTGAAATTTTCTTCTATCCGATTGCCATAAATTTTGTAATATGGAAAAAAATCTAAATACATATTAAATGTTTTAGTCAACAATTCTCTTCTAATATACTGTTCTACTATTGAAGTCGCTGATCTTATAAGACCTGTAATCAACGTATCATCTACAGTTGTATCGACTTTTAAATATGCTTTCATATCTGATAGATCAACTGCCAAATTTAAATTATCTTTTTTTAATATATATTTAGAATTCCATTCATATCTAGCCATTCACTACCTCTATAAAGTCGTAGGACAAATTAATGCCCTACGACTTAACTTCAATTTAGTTTATAACATAATCTATTCTAACAGTGATTGATGTACCACCTGTAGCAGCTGAACCTGTTTTAGTTATTGCGATACCTTTGCTTTCTGTTAAATCACCTAAATATCCAGCACCCATCGTAGTATTAGCTTCTACTTCGTTTAAAATTGCCCCATCCGTTAAACCTGCAACTGCTGTAGACGCAATCGCAACTGGTGAGCCATTAGTATCTTCTATCTCAACAGATGTAGCAGCAGCAAAATTACCTACTACTTTTGCCTTAAAATCTAATACGCTAATAGTTTTTCCTGTAACCCCAGCTAGCAAAATCTTTCCTGCGTTTATCTCTGCAAGAGTAGCTGTTGCCAATAAAGTTTTAGTTACAGTAGAACTATATACGCTACCATTTAAATTTAAAGGATTATCACCATTACTAGCTGTTTGATCGTAATAATTTAATACATTTGCCATATCTACTTTCCTCCATGTTTTCTAGACTTTTTTCTAGACTTAAAATTCTTAGGAGCATTTGTTTCTACAGTTTTGTTTTCTGGAGTAGATTCTATAGCTTTATTTTGTAAGTTATTTATCGCCTTTTCCTCTTGAATTGCAACTACCTCTTTTGCATATGGTTTTCCGTTTCTTTGTGCATTCAAGATTCTATTACATAACCCTATATCATCTATCTCTTTCTCTTCATTTTCTTTAAAAACTGTAATTTTTCCTCTAATATCCCAAGCCTGTTCAGTTAAAAATTTTATTAACATAATTACACTCCTTATTATGAAGTTGGAATATCGCCTTTTCCTTGAACTGCAATTGCTGCAATTGTTAAATCAGCCGAATTATCTGTTACAACACTAAATCTAACATATCGCTTTTTACCTACATATCCAATCCTAGAAGTTGTATTACTAGTATCTAATAATGCTGCTGTTTCTGTACCTGATAAAAATGTATCGGTAACATCTGCATATGTTATGTCATCATCAGAATCTTGAATAAGTGGTGTTACATCTCCAAGAGTAACAGTCGCAGCTTGTAATATAAAAGTTAAAGAATTATATCCTTGCATATCTATATCATTTCCTGCGGTTGTAGTATCAGAACTTATAGTCTGAGAATTTAGAGCAATGCTCTGTAATATTTCACTTTTCATGTCATATCTAGCCATTTTGTTTTTCTCCTTTTATTTAAATATAAAGGGAATCTCATAACGAGATTCCCTTATTCTTATTATTATGCTGCAACTATTAATTTAACAATAGCTTCTGCAAGCACAACTTTACCGCCCAAAAATTCAATCCACATGTACTCAATTATACCTTCTGTTTTTGCTGTGTAAGGATCGATAACTAATTCAACACCTACCGCTCTCAAAATATAATAAGCCCTTCTTAAATCACCAAAGAAAACAGGTGTATTGCCTGCGCTTATATCTTCCATATCGGGTGTGTCAACATATGGTTTACCTGCAATTTGATTAGGTATTCCAGCACCAATATTTTGAGTCCATAAATATTGTCCATCTCCCCCTTTTCTTTGTGCTAAATCAAAGATAGTATTTGAATTCATATAAAACTTTCCGTTGTTTTTATATATTGATTTAATATTATCTTTTTTCTGTATTTCAAGAAAATTATCGAGTACGATGTCATCTGCAATTCCTGAATTAATACTACCAACTCCTGCATCAACCAATATTCCTTCTGATTTACTAACGCCATTACCAGTTAAAAAATCTATATTAGTCTGTTGCGTTAAAGCTAAAGCTGCATCTTGTGTCATTTCATTTTGCATATTAAAAGTTGCAAAATTTAGCTCTTCTCTAGTAATAGGTATAATAACATCGTTTTTATATGCTTCTAACCTTACAGACTTATATTGTGAATTAGATTTTGTACTTGTTGCGCCTTCACCTACTCTATTTACGCTTGGAATAGTAGTTCTGATAGCAGTCGTTAAACTTTTTACTTTTGAATTTATTATCCTTGAATTTTCTTGAATCGGCGAAACTTCAATTTCTTGTTTAAGTAATTCACTAGACAAAACTTCTGGGACCAATACGCCACCTAATGTTGCAATATCAGTTCTTAGATATTTTCTATCCATCTCATCAAAAGTAAATTGTCTTTCTTTAGCAGGAAATTCTTTTATATATTTCTCAAAAGATTTAATAGCTGCTTTCTTTTCGCTCTCATCCTCCCCTGGAGGTAATCTATAAAATTTCTTTTCCATAGTTTTTATTAATTCTTTTTGTTCTTCAAGTTCTTTTTCTTGCTTCTCTAATTTATCTTGAATATCTTTGTTGGCTTTTTCACCATCAAGAAAATCCTCTTTTATTTTATCCAATGCTTCTTTTGAAAGTTTTTCATTACTTTCATACGCAATCCTTAAAGCCTCAACTCCTTGGCCTTGTTTTTCAACCAGATCTTTCAATTCCGTATTATCCATTTTTTTAATTCTCCTTAATTATTTTATTTAATTTATTAAGATCATTTATATTAGCTTCAATAAGATTAACTATATTGTCTTCATGAGATTTACTCTCACCATCAGGTTTACCCTGTTTTATAACTTCTCTCATTTTTGCCATAATGCCTTCTGTTTGTGTTTTTGATAACCCATAAAATTTAAGATAATTGTTAATGTCTTTTAATGATTTCAATTCTGCTATTTCTTCTTCTATAGATTTTGAAAAAGGACTTTCTAAATCCATCTTTTTATAATATTTATTAATATTATTTATTACTCCTTCTCTATCTGCCTCTGGTATATCTACACCTCCACGTGCACCTCTCATTGCCCCTGCTGATGCAAATATAGCTCTAGGATTAGCTTTTAGTTTGCCATCTACTACATCTGCTATTGGTAATTTATATGCCCCAAATAATCCTTCATTTGTCGCATCGTACCATAAGAAAGCTTTTTTATATTTAGCATTCGGCTTTTCAGATGAATCGGTAAACTCGCGAATTCTACGTTTAGCAGCTGACGCATCCCATACTATATCCTTATCAGTTAATGGTAAATTTTGAAAAGGCACTACTGTTTTCATGCCTGTCACAACAGCAGCGGGATTCATCGGTATTGTCACTAAAGATATCTCAAATAAATCTACTTTTTTTAATGTTCTAACCTCATCCTCTTTATCCCATTCTGTAATTATCGTTCTAAAACCTATCGACATACTATCTACAGATCCTATTTTCATTTGTGGAATAACTCGGCCTGAAACAAAATTATCTTCTTTCGGCATTTTACCTCTAACAAATAAACCCTTTTCATCTTCATATACTTCTGTAAATATACCCATAGGTTCATTTATTTTGTGTTGCCATAAAAGTTTTGGTTTTCTTTGTTTTAAAGATTCAGTAAAAGCTCCACGTGCAACTATATCATCACCTAAATCTATATTTCCAAAAGTTGAGCCATAGCCTTCAAAATAAAAATATTTTTCATCTTCCTTAGTATTTTTCATCTCAAAAGGAATGCTAATATATTTCATTTCCATAATTTAACAAATCTCCTTTTCTTTAAATTTATACAAAAAAAAAGAAGCCTGTTTATAGTTAGTCGTAACCAACCAAAAACAGGCTTCTTTTTATAGAGTATCCTATTTAATTTTATTATTATTATTCTTCTAATATATTTATAAATTTAATCCTTTCTGTTAATTTTAAATAAATATTATCTCTTTTTTCTTTATTGTTAAATATCCAAATAGGGGAAATCCAATTTGTACTAAATGCTATTAGATAATACTTATCATTTTTAGTATTTAATATGTTATTAATATATTTACTATGATTTAGATCCAATTCATGATTAGTATAAATAGAAATTATATCTTTACAAGACAATCTTCCATTTATACCGCATTGAAACATCAATTCTCCAGAAGAATTTCTAAAAGTTAGCAATTTTGTTTCAATATCTTTTGGGAGACATTTATCATAATATATATATTGGTTTTCTATCATCTTATTTACTTGTTTCCTTTTTTATAATTTCTGTTACTGTTATTCCGCCTTCAAAACAATTAAAAACTAGCAAAAATTTACCAGTTTTTCTGTTTTCGATATATTCTCCATATGTTTTTCTTATATTTAATATGCCTTCTTCAAGTAACTCTTTATTTCTTTTTATATTCATATAAAGATACCTATATTATTATATCTTATTGACTAAAAAATTGATACTACTTTAACACATCTACAATTAATAATATTTCCTGGACTTCCTGCTGGATCTCCAGGATATCTTAACAATTCACCACCTACTAAGAAAGATTGCAAAGGTGATTTTTCTTGAAGATTAGCTATAACATGATTTACTCGTGTAACCTCATCTAAAGTTGTAACCCATACATCTTTTAATAGAGCTGCTAATGCTAATCCTGCTATCACCACATTATTATCTATTAAAGTTTCTTCTTCAATAGTCTTTACACTTTCAGAACCATTCTGCGTTTCAGAAATAGAAATTATATTAGCTCTTCCCGGAACTTTAAGATTCAATCCTTTTCTTGTTTCGTTCGCAACTGCAAAATTTGTAATATCTCTTTCTTCTTCTATAAAAGTATTGGTGGTATTAAATAATTCTGTTAAAATTTCTTTGTTTGTTGTATCTAAAATTATATCGCTCTTTGGGTTTGATACATCTTTTATAAATTGGTTTATGTTTGCATTAATTTTAGCATTTATCTCAGGAGATACTTTTTCATCAAAACTTTCTCTTATATTAAATTTAAAGAACTTTGAAATTCTGTTATAATTCGCAGCCAAAATAGTCATTAATTCTGGTTTATATTCTTTAGCATTAATTACTGTGCCATCGGCAGTATATTGCTGTGCGAAATCAGAATTAATTCGTCTTAACAGCATACCCACATCTCTTTTAAATGGAACTTCCAACTTTATTTTCTTAGAAAGATCATTTGCTCTTATTTCTTCTAAATCATCTTTATTTTTTGCTACAGCCATTTTTTCGCCTATTATTTAATATAATTTAGAAGGAATAAAAATAAGTCTCGGTTTTT